AAAAAATCAAACACCCAACCATACTTCTATATTGGCTCTAAATCAAACTGTGTGTATAGCGGCAAGGAAATAATTGATTCATATGGTAAGCCATATTATGGTTCATCTACGTGGAAAGATTATAATGTGATATGCAAAAATGAAGAAGTCATTAAGATTCATATTCTATCTACATTCGAAGATTATAATGAATGTTTATTCTTTGAACGTGACATGCATATAAAACATGATGTTGTTGCTGATACTAGATTTTTTAATAAATCAATAGCAACAATATCACCATATTCAGATCCTTCATATGGTACATTTCGCAATGTAGAAACAGGTAAAGCAGTAAGATTACAAAAAGATCACCCGAAAGTTTTGAACGGTGAGTATGTAAATGCTAATAAAGGATATAGAACATATAATAACGGATCTGAAGAAAGGCAATTCTTGGAAGATCCATCTGAAGGTTGGGTGCTTGGTAGATTAGAGGAAAATATATTGGAAGGAAGTAAAAATCCTTTCTATGGTAAGAAACACACCGAAAAATCAAAAATTGCTATTGTTGAGAAAAGAAACGAAACTTATGATAATGACCCAGAAAGACATCAAAGGGTAATGAGTAAACTTTCGGAAACTGCAAAGAAAACATTTACCGGTGTGCCTAAATCACCCGAGTCGAATGCAAAAAGAGGCAGGAAAGGCATGATCATGCTTAAAAATGTAAATACTGGAGAAACAGTAAGAATCTATAAAGAAGAAAGCAGTAGTTATGATTCAGATGTTTGGCAAAACCCATTTAAAGTAAATCATGCCGGAAAGCCAAATGGCTCAAAATGGTGTACCGATGGTGTTTCCAATCTAAAAATAAAGGCTTCTGATGCGCTACCAAATGGCTTCAGATATGGCCGAACATACAAAAAATGTAATGGAAAGAAAAGGAATTCAGATGAAAGTTAAGTCAATTAAGAAAATAGGAACTAAGTATGTGTATGATATTTCCGTCAAGGATGTGGAACATTATATTCTAGAAAATGGGGTGGTTACTCATAATACTGGTCTTATGTATTCTGCAAACCAAGCCTTTATTATTACTAAGGCGCAAGAAAAAGACGCAGACGGCCTTGCAGGCTGGAAGTTTACAATCAATATTGAAAAGTCTAGATATGTAAAAGAAAAATCCAAGCTACCGTTCAAGGTTCTATATGAAAGTGGTATTCAAAAATGGTCATCATTATTTGACTTGGCTCTAGAATCTGGTCATCTTATTAAGCCAAAAATGGGTTGGTATCAGATGGTAGACATGGAAACGGGTGAGGTGCCCGATAAAAATTACCGCGCCAAAGATATTGAGAGTAATGATGAGTTTTTCAAGAATCTTATTGCTGACCAGGCATTTAAAACATTCGTTGAACGTAAGTTTAAACTGTCGGGTGGTGCTATGCTCGGAGGAGATGCTAGTAAAGATGATAGTGAAGATGACACAATTGTTGACATCGACGAGGAATAAGTATAGTATATAAACAACAGGGAGGGCAAAATGCCCTTCTTATTTATTATGTAAAGGGTAAATATGCTTGAAAAGACCATCCTATCAAATCTAATCTACAACGAAGAGTTCTGCCGCAAGGTGTTTCCTTATATCAAGGAAGAATATTTTGAGGAAGCAAGTACTCGCAAAATATTTTCAACATTTGCTGAATATGTTACTGAGTATAAAGCACCCCCATCAATTGAGGCACTTAAAATCTCTATTGACAAACGCAAAGATCTTAATGAACAGGCGTTTAAAGATGTAAATATAAACATCGATGAGCTTAAAGTTGATAATGACACTAATCAAGAATGGCTTGTAAAGGAAACGGAAAAATTCTGTCAGGATAAAGATCTTTATAACTCAATCCGCAGGGCAATCTTGATACTTGACGGCCAAGACAAACAGTACGATAAAGGCTCAATACCACAGTTACTTTCTGATTCACTTGGTATCAGCTTTGACACTAATATCGGGCATGACTTTCTGGAAGACTTTGACTCACGTTTTGAGTTTTATCATCGAAAAGAAGAACGGCTACCGTTTGATATTGAGTTAATGAACAAGATCACAAAAGGAGGCTTGCCTAATAAGTCACTTACATGTTATCTTGCTGAATGTGTTCACCCTGATACAAAAATAAGAATAAGAAAGAAAAGGCGCAATTAAGCGCCTTTTCTTATCAACTTTTGGATCTTTTTCTTCTAGGGTAGAAAGCATAGCCACTTATGTAATCCTCATTCTCGGAAAGAAACTGGATTCTTTCCTCTTCAGAATACAACTTCTTGGTAGTTGTGCCATTATTGACTGGGAATCTAGGAGTTGCGGCTGCAGCCTTAGATGCCCTTTCCTTTCTTACGGCTGGGTTCAATGACACGAAATATGGTAAGCCACGCGATTGTTTAGTATTTTCCCATGAAGTCTTGCCTCCTATAGAAGCTCGTTCTTTTCTTCCTGCTTCAGTAGACCAATAATAAAAGTTTTTTGTGCCACTTTCTTCGTAATTTTCTTTTTGCACAAGAAGAGATGCAACAGCGCCTTCGACTGCATATTTAGGATCTTTATGGAACCCTATTTTATTTTTGTAACACCACTTTCCTATTTTTACTCTCTGTTCTGTTGTTAGCTTAGCCCCCAACATGTTCATAGATCTAAGATCATTTACATTACCATTTATTTTCCAAAGTAAAAAATGCGCAATAATATGTTCTCTTGGAGTAAGATATGCTATATTGCTATCTGTGTATTCACCCCCAGAATGCCCAGGTGTTATCCTGTGAGCATGAAGTCCAAGTTTATACCCATACATTTCTTTTAGTTGACTTCTTGATTGACATAATTTATAATATACATTATGATAAAAATTCATGCTGTGTTCTTTCTTTTTGTTTGTGACATAGAGTAGGTGGGACTTCCGCTCCGCGACCTACAATACTATCTATAAAATTACTAACTAGCTAATACAGGAGCATATCAATGCAAAATTCTATAGACGAATGGGAATACGAAGAGATTTCCATAGGTGACATAAAAAATATGTTAGAGACGCACGACATAGAGGTAGAAAGTCCTGATGGATTTATTGAAGTTCTTGACTTTGTTGATAAGGGTATGCATAAACAATTTGTATTTGTTAGTACTAGAGGGGAAATAGTTAGGTGCTCCGGTGGCCATTTATTCGAGACTGATATTGGCTGGATATCAGCAGAAAATATTTCAATATATAAGACAACAGTTAATGTTCTTCATGATGACGGTAAGTACTATAAATCCTCTGTTGTCGAAAGTAATTTAGATATACCCATAGTTGACATTTCTGTAAATCATGACAATCATAGGTATTATACAAATGGGGTATCGTCACATAATACTGGGGCAGGAAAAACTCTAGTGATGTGCCACCAAGCTGCAGCCAATCTTATGTTCGGTAAAAATGTACTATATATCACCATGGAAATGGCCGAGGAACGAATCGCTGAACGAATTGATGCCAATCTACTTGATATTTCACTTGATGATCTAAGTGGTATGTCACTGGATACATATCAAAGAAAAATTCAGCGCCTAAAGGACAAAACACCAGGTAAATTAATCATAAAGGAATATCCCACGGGTTCTGCAAATGCAGGGCATATTAGATATTTGCTAAATGATATGAAATTAAAACTTGATTTCGTTCCTGATATTGTCTTTATAGATTATCTCAATCTATGTACTAGTTTTAGATTAAAAGGTGCTGCAGCATCAAACTCATACACAATTATCAAATCAATTGCCGAAGAACTTAGGGGTCTGGCAATGGAATTTGACATACCTGTTGTAACTGCTACACAGGCAAACCGATCAGCCTACGGTAATAGTGACATTGATCTTACCAATACATCAGAATGTATATTCTCAGATGAAAAGGTAGAGAAAAGAGATGGCACACTTACGAAAATAAAAGAAGTGAAACCAGGGGATCAGATTAAATCTAATGACGGTTACAAGACTGTCATGTTCGCTCATCATGAAAAGATAAAGAAATGTTTTAAGATAACGACTAATAGCGGAAAGACCATAATATGTAGCGAAGATCACGTATTCCCCACGGATACCGGAAGAATATCTATCAAGACAGGACTAGAAATAGGAAATAAATTATCTTCTAACTGAATATCTAGTGTTGCAGGTTATAAATAAACCATAGTAACCGGCAACAAAGGATAAAAATGAAGAATAAAATAGAAGAAATAAAAAGATCAAAACCTTATAGCAGAACTTTAAAGTTGTTTATAGATATGAATAAAGACATTTCCTTACTCGAAGAATTCCTCTCATTTATTACTAGTGAAGATAAGGGGATTCGTGGCAAAGGATATAACTATATGAACGCCGTTAGAGTTTTCGAGGATATAGTTATGAATAACGAAAATAACTTTGTACAGCTATTTGAAAAATATTCCCTATCTAAAAGTCAAAAAGAAAAGACACTGATAAGAAGAGGAGAACAGGAGGCGGCATCCTACATTGAAAGGCTAAAGAGCAGGCCGAGGCCTGAAGTATTCTCCATATACACAACAACATACTGGGAAAATAATGGATTATCCGTAGAAGATGCAAAAGAAAAGGTATCCGAAATACAGAGAGAAAATTCTAACAGAAGGCATGCTAAAAGCACACAAGAAGACTATAAGCGAGTAAGTCCCTATGTTATGGAATATTATTTAAACCTGGGGCTAGACGAAGAAGAAGCAAGAATACAAAGAAATGAATTCTATTCTAAATCCTCCTGTCTCACCGAGGATTTCTATACATCAAAATATGGACAAGAAATAGGCCTTGCTAAGTTTAGAAAAAGATACTCTAAGCGTAAGAATACAATGATAGAGAAATACGGCCAATATGTAATATCATCCGGTAGAAAATCAAAATCATCGACAGAATTCTTTGCTGTTCTAACTAAGGATCTCGTCGATATTGGGTTAGATAAGCAGCGAATAATAGGCGGCGATGTGACAGAAAAGGAATTTGCAAGGACCGACTTCGACCGCGAAAGAACATATTTCTACGACTACGTGCTTCTTGACCAGAAACTTATAATAGAATACAATGGACTGTATTGGCATGCACGAGAAGGCAATGAAGAAAATTGGAACTCAAACATTAAGACATTCGATGAATCCATTGAATACGACAAGATAAAAAAGAACTTTATCGAAGAAAAGGGATATGTGATAATATATGTATGGGAAGACGAAAACTTTGATGAACGCAGAAAGGAAATAATTGATTATGTTAAAGCCAGATTACATAGATGAAGAAGACTTTGTAGGTCTCTGTGATAAAGCATATGCTAAAGCACAGCTAATAAAGATTAATAACCTGAAACCCACATGTGATATGGATATCTTTGATCTTACTGATCTGTTAATATCCATGGAACTCGAAAAGATAGAAAAAGAAATCATATCGGATTCTGCGATAGATTACAACGATGAAATACTCTCTATTGAATGCATGGGAGAATTGCCGACGGTAGACATAACTGTTACTAGAGATAATCTATTCTATTGTAATGGAATACTCACGAAAAATAGTATTGGTCTTCCTGCTACAGTTGATGCAATGTTTGCATTAATCAGCACCGAGGAGCTAGAGGCAATGGGCCAGTTAATGATCAAACAGCTTAAAAATAGATGGGGTGACATATCATACTATAGACGCTTCGTCGTAGGAATTGATCGGTCAAAAATGAAACTATATAATCTAGAGGAATCTGCACAAGGTAATGTACATTCTGAAAGTTCTAGTGAAAAACCTACGTTTGATAAAAGTTCGTTCGGTGAAAATTTTGCTAAAAAGGGTAAAAAGAAATTCGAACTGGAGGATATACAATGAGTTATTTCGTACTTGAAACCGATGCCGGTTATGATATAGTAGAAAAAGAAACCAATCACGTAATTAAATTAAAGATACAAGAAAAAGAGGCAAAGGACTTTTGTCGTAAACTTAATCTAGGATCTGGCTTCTTGGGTTGGACACCAATGTTTTTTGCCGAAAAAATTTAACACCTTATAACTGTAAAGATTGTAGATAATGAAAAGTCATACTAAGACTACGCTAGAGTTGCATGATTCTTTTGATATTGGTAAATACAACGGAAACGATGAGAGTTTTGCCTTGTCTTTGCTATCCAATATCATGCAAAGTATACCCTTTATATCATCTGAAATAGAGCTCGACCGAAGACCTAATAAATCAACTAGTAATAAATTAGGTGTGTATCAGCTCATTGAAGACAAAGAAAGGCAAAAACTTACTGCTCTTGTTAATGATATCATTGATTCGCACCCTGATCTTGAAAGGGGAAGTGTCTCCGCTGCTAGGCTAGAAAAAGATTATGCAATAAAACACGTTGATATGGAACGAATAATCTATGTGAATTGCAGACCTTCAGGAAAAAGATCAGCAGCAGGCGATGACCCTAATGAGTTGTTATCAGCTGCATTGTGTCTTAAACCCAAACTTACAATACCAAAAAACATAAATGAAATGGATCGGCTTATAGATTATGTCAAATCAAATTTAAAAAATGTAAAGGGATATAAAAAAGGGCAAGTGGATAGCTTAACAGATGATTATTCTAATTTATGTCAAGCAGTATCTGCTGCCAAGGCTATTCATGATGCTGGATATGGCAATGCTGACAGAGTTTATCTGACCGGACAGTCTTGGGATGATGGCGTAAAACAGTTTCAGATTACAAAATATGGTATGAAGGATTTTAATTCATCTGATTTTATAGTACAAAAAGGTAGTAAGTATCTAGGGGTCTCACTAAAGAAAAAGAAAAGACTTACAGAAAATGACCCTACCTTAATCAACAAATCATTCTCTAGTTTGTTGCAAGATAGTAAATTTGATCTAATAAGAAATCAGTTAGATAAAAAAACAGGATTATTCTATCTTATAGTACTTGCAAGAGGCAAAAGACAAGGTCTGTTAAATGAAAGTTTACTTACCGACATGGAAATTGTAAGACCCAATATCAAAAATTGGAGAGACTATATCCAACGAGTAGATAATGAGCTTGTGAATAGTGAACTTAGATCAAGTAAATCATTATTTAAGGATATGGCTGATATCATAATGAATAATAAAGAAATAATAGCTGATCAATTATTACAGTTGATCTTCAAGACTGATCTCAAGGAACTACAAAAAGTAAATTTTGATTTTGCACTAGTAACTGGTATAGGTGATTATGGCCCGCTAAAAGGAATTGTTTCCGAGACTGGCGAATACCGAGATATTGATACTGTAATTAGTAAACTAAAAATGTTGACATCTAAAGGTAAAGTTGATATAGTGTACACACAAGGTAAAATTCAGGCGTTTGATGCAAACTCTACTGCAGCAATGCTACACTTTGATTTAGTTATTGGAAATATACCTTTATGTAATATCAAGTTGAGATATAAGGGTAACTTTAGATCAGCACCTTTTTTTCTCGCAACCATGACAAAAGAATTTAAGGAAATACTTAATTGATTAAGTTTAAAGAATTCATTGCAGAAGATAGAAATCTTCATATGACACACCTAACAGATGCCGTTATCAACGGTGGGGTAAAAGGTACTAGACAAGCTATTAATTATCTTAGGGCCCTGCGCGATATGCTAGGCGGCGATACCCAGGCTGCAATAAATGTAAGTGTTAAATGGGATGGCGCACCGAGTGTTTTTGCAGGTATTGATCCTACTGATGGCAAGTTCTTTATTGCTAAGAAAAGTATATTCAACAAAAATCCTAAAGTATATAAAACAACAGCTGATATTGATGCAGATACGTCTGGTGATCTTAATGCAAAACTAAAGCTGGGTCTTGCTGAATTCTCTAAGTTGGGAATAAAAGGCGTAATACAAGGAGA